CTGATGAACATAAGTCATTTAATTTGATTGAATTGCGAAATGGGCAGTATTGTCTCTATCCAAACAACCGTTGTCGGATATATGACACCTCAATGACACCCGATCCAGTGAAAACACCTGATTTTAAGGTGTCAACACGTACCTTTGAGGTTGAGAATGATGTGAATTGGGGTCGATTAGGTGATTGTGACGATTATTTTTGGACAACACCCGATGAACGAAAGGAAAAGTAGGTATATTTTACATTGGATTGGTCAATTATCCAAAATTCGACCAGAATTAGGTAATTTTGCATTGTGCCCCTATGCATCAAAGGCAAAATTTGAGATTGTAGAAGAGAAATTGTCTCAAATTGTGCCAAGAGATGATTATGATGTCATCATTTACGTAGTAGAAGACGATATAAGTGCAGATTTCTTGTATGATGCTGTTGATGACTATAATCGTAACTATCCTGACTACAAATTCATCGCAGATCATGGAAAAACAAAGACATATATCAAAGGAATACAAACAAGTAACGGAAAATATAACTTAGTTCTCTGTCAATCACGGGAAGAACTGACTCAATCAAGGAAAAATCTTGCAAAAACCGATTATTATGACTATTGGGATGAAGATTACCTCGAAGAAGTTCTTGAGGATGATTATGGAATCGTGAATGAGGGTATAAATAAATCTAAAAGTACTAATAATGGCGATTCAACGCAAATCACAAGCATTTAAGGATATAAGTCTGTCTTTTTTACCTCATCCAGTAACAAGAGACCTACCTGTTCTCATAAATCAACGTGCAATTGCCAGATCAGTGAGAAATTTAGTGGAAACAATACCTTTTGAAAGGTTTTTCAACTCTCTTATAGGTACTGATATTCGTGCTTCATTATTTGAGAACTTTTCAAGAACAACAGTTTATGTGATTGAGGATCAAATCAGAGAAACTATCTCTAATTTTGAACCAAGAGTAGCAAATGTTGGTGTAGAAGTGATTGGAAGACCAGATTTAAACGAAATGGAAGTTAAGGTACTTTTTGATATTATTGGACTCGATGTTCCAACTCAATCCTTTACTTTTATATTAGAACCAACAAGATAATATGCCCTTTACACAATACACTAGTTTAGACTTTGATGATATCAAAGCACAGATTAAAGATTTTCTTCGTTCAAATGATAATTTTACAGATTTTGATTTTGAAGGGTCTAACTTTTCTGTTTTAATTGATACTTTAGCATACAATACCTATATTAATGCATTTAATGCAAATTTAGTTGCAAATGAGTCTTTTTTAGATTCTGCAATCATACGTGAAAATGTTGTCTCACTTGCAAGGAACATTGGTTATGTTCCACGGTCAAAAAGGGCAGCAATCGCAAAAATAAAGATAGATGATGTAGATCTTGGAGAAACCTCTGATGCAACACCAAGAGTTTTAACATTAAGATCTGGTCTTATTTGTGTTGGTAGTGTTGAAAATACCACTTTTAGGTTTTCAATCCCTGAAAATATTACATCAACGAAAATTGTAAGTCGTGGTGTTGATAATGATGGAAATCCTTTTCTAGATGCAAATGGAAACCCTACAAGTCACTCTTTTGCTCAATTTAGTGATGAAATATCAATTTATGAAGGAACATATCTGACACGTACATATAGAGTTAATACATCAATAGACCAAAGATTTATTATTGATAGTCCAGGCATTGATGCATCAACAATGAATGTTTATGTTGCTGATCCAAACCAAGTTACAATAGGTCGAAAGTATTCACGAGTCGATAATATATTAAAATTAGATAAAAACTCAGAAATTTATCTTTCACAAGAAGTTCAGGATGAAAAAATCGAAATTTTGTTTGGTGACGGATTTTTTGGTAAAAAATTGGAAAATGGTTCAACAATTCTTGTAACTTATATTGTTACTGATGGAAAAGATGGAAACGGACCAAATAATTTTGATTTCCAAGGAACGTTTACAAAAGATGATGGAACGTTTTTAACACCATCAGATACTGTAACAGTTACAACCGTCTCAAACGCCTCCAATGGGTCAGAAGTTGAAGATGTATCCTCTATTAAATATTTTGCACCAAGACTTTACTCAGCACAATACAGAGCAGTTACACCAAGAGATTATGAGGCAATAATTAATGAAATTTATCCGCAAACTGACTCTGTTTCAGTAATCGGAGGTGAGGAATTAAATCCACCACAATTTGGAACAGTACAAATTAGCATAAAACCAAAAAATGGTACTTTTGTCTCTGATTTTGATAAATCACAAATCAAAAATAAATTAAAAAGTTATGCGATAGCAGGTATCAATTCTGAAATCGTTGATTTAAAAATATTATATGTTGAAATTGATTCAAAGGTGTACTATGATCCTATAAAAGTTGGTTCATCAATTAGTTTAAGAACAGATATCATAAATGCATTACAAAGTTATGCCAAGAACGTTGAGATGAATCGATTTGGAGGAAGATTTAAGTATAGTAAGGTAAATCAATTAATTGATAGAGTTAATGATGCTATTACATCAAACATTACTAAAGTCATTATAAGAAGAGATTTAAAAGCACTTCTAAATCAATTTGCACAGTATGAGTTATGTTTTGGAAATAAATTCCATATTAATCCTGCTGGTTTTAATATTAAGAGTACTGGATTTACAATTTCTGGAAGCACTTCAATCGCATATTTGACAGACATACCCAATAAAGACGTAACTGGTAAACTTGATGGAAGTATGAAGGGTACAATTAGTGTTGTAACAAGAGATGAAAAAAATAATGTAAATGTTCTTCGCAAAGCAGCGGGTTCTGTTGATTATAAAAAGGGTGAGGTAATTTTAAATACAATTAATATAACATCCACTATCGCACAAAATAATATTATTGAAATACAGGCATTCCCAGAATCAAATGATGTAGTTGGATTAAAAGATTTATTTGTAAGTTTAGACGTTTCAAATAGTTCGATAAATATGTTGAAAGACGTTATTGCATCAGGAGAGGATGTTTCAGGTGTTGTATTTACAAGAGACTACTTCACTTCAAGTTATTCAAATGGTGCTTTAGAGAGGATATAATTTATGTCACAATTTGACAAAAGAGTAAAAATTAACACGATAATAGAAAATCAATTACCAGAGTTTGTCTCTAGTGATTTTCCAAATGCTGTTGAATTTTTAAAACAATATTACATCTCTCAAGAATTTCAGGGAGGTCCAACTGATTTAATTAGTAATTTAGACCAATATTTAAAAAGTGATAACCTTGTACCAGAAGTTGTTGTTGGAACTACTGTTACATCTGCTGGTGTTGCATCTACACATACGACAATAAATGTAACAAGTACAAAAGGGTTTCCTGATGAGTATGGATTACTTAAAATTGACGATGAGATAATTTCTTATACTGGCACTACACCCACATCATTTACAGGTTGTTTGCGTGGATTTAGTGGAATTACTGGATATAATGTTGGTGTGTCATCATCTTTAATTGATGTTAATAAAGAAAAACTTAGTTTTGAGGAAACAAGTGCAAGTAATCACGTAGATGGAAGTGATGTTCAAAACTTATCTGTATTATTCATACAAGAATTTTTCAAAAAATTAAAGAAAACATTTTTACCAGGTTTTCAAGATTCTAACTTTACATCTGACTTAGATGTTGGTAATTTTGTTAAGTTTGCACGTACTTTTTACCAATCAAAGGGTATTGAAGAATCAATTAAAATATTATTTAAAGTACTGTATGGTGTTGATTCTACAATACTTGACCTTGAAAAATTTTTAATCAAACCATCTGGTGCAGAATTTATAAGAAGAGAAGTAATAATTGCCGATCTAATTACACCAGATGCAGATCCACAAAAATTAATTGGGCAGACAATTTATAAAAGTGATGATCTTGAAACTAATGCATCAGTATCCGAAGTTGAAATATTAACCAAAGAAGGAAAATCATTCTATCGTATATCTTTATTTGTAGGTTATAGTGATAGAGATTTAATACAGGGAATATTCAAAGTTAATCCAAATTCAAAAGTTTTATCAGATGTATCTACGACTGATAGTATTATATCTGTTGATTCGACAGTCGGATTTGCTAAGACAGGAATATTAATCAGTGGCAATAATACAATTAACTATACATCTAAATCTGTAAATCAATTCTTTGGATGTACAGGTATTAATGAACCAATCCAAACTACTGATAATATTCGATCAAGTGATAATATTTTTGGTTATGAAAATGGTGATTTATCGAAAAAAATTGAATTAAGAATAACAGGTGTTTTAAATGAATTAGTATTGGATGATGACGTAAATCTGATTAATGAGGGTGAAAATATACTAGTAAAAAATCTTGGTCAGAAAATATTAAATAATGGAAAATCTTATAAACAAAAATTTGCTAATTCATGGGTTTATAATACTAGTTCAAGATTTCAAGTTACAGAGATATCTGGATCAACTATAACTTTAAATACATTAATTGATAAATCTTCTCTAAAAAGGGGTGACAAATTTAATATTTACAATAGAAATAGTCAAAATTTCCTTGGTTCGTTTAATGTTGATATTATACAAAGTTCAACTCAATTTACCACTACTAACTTAAATTATAACACTACTCCATCAGGGTTGTATGATATTCGTAGGGTAATCGATAAAGCAACAAGTACAAATGTAGAGATAGAAGAAGGAAATGAAAAGATTATTTCAAATATATTAAACTTATATGTTGATGGTGACAAATTTGGTTATGTTGCTTCTAATTCACTTCCAAATTTTGATATAACTGATGATATTATTAAAGAAACACTAGTTGGAATTGCAGATACCACAGAAAACTTTTCATTTGATGAAAGTAGTAAAGATCCATTAACTGGATTATATAGTATACTACAATTTAATTTTAGTGAAAGTAGGGATATAAAATTCAAACAGGGAGACGCTGTTGTTTATAACTCAATCAAGGATCCATTTTCAAATAGTTCTGAAACTGTTGGCGAAATACCAATAGGTTTAGAAGATGGTAGAGTTTATTATGTTGACCCACAACCAGCACAAGCTAATTCAAATATAACAAAAATAGCACTCTATACTTCAAGGGGTCAGATAGGAACTGCTAGTACTATACAAGTTGGTTTAGGTGTTTCAACAAAAGACAAACATACATTTACTTTATTGAGGCATCATGGTAAAAAGATAAGTGCAAATAAAATTTTGAGGAAATTTCCTTTATCACAAAATTTAATTGATATATCTACAAATGATGAAACTATTAATGATATTGGAATATTAAAAAATGGTGTTGAGATAAGATCTCCTTTATCAGAAGATTTCGTAAGTTATGGAAACTTATCTTTTGTAAATTTATTAAATGGTGGTGAGCAGTATGATATAATTAATCCACCAAAGTTAGTTGTTGAACCAGGAGTCGCCCACACTGTTGGTGCTGCTACAAGTGCGTTAGTTGAACCAATTTTAAGTGGTTCAGTCAAAGAAGTTTTAATTGATCCACAAGAATTTGATATCAAATCTGTAAAAAGCATATCATTAACTGGATTAAATGGTAATGGATGTGAATTAGAAGCAAGTGTTGGAGCAAGATTTAGAGAAATATATTTTGTTGCCAGAGATTTTAAATTTGGTGGTGGTGTAGATATTGAAAATGAAACAATCACATTTAATACAGAGCATAAATTAGAAGATGGTCAGATAGTATACTATCAAAATAATGGTAATAGTTCTCTCGGTATCGGTGATCCTTATGATCCATTAAATGAAATTAAAGGAGCATTAGCAAATTCAGATCCATATTTTGTACGAGTTGTTAATCCAACAACCATCAGAATTTTTAATAAAAAAAATGACGCATTAACTGGTGTTGCTGGAATTAATACAGTTGGATTAGCAACAGATTCCTCTGCAACAGGTACTCATTATTTTAGAACAGAATCAAAAAACACTATAACAAGTATCAATGTAATTAATTCTGGTAGTGGATATGAACATCGCAAATTATTTGTAAAACCAAGTGGCATATCAACTTCTTTTGATACTGTTAATTTTGTTAATCATGGATTTAAAAGTGGTGATATAGTAAATTATTCACCAGCAGTTGGTATTGGTTCTACAATACCAAAAGCGATTGAAGGATTAGATATCACATCTTCTTACTATGTCATGAAAGTAGATGATAATTCATTTAGATTGGCAGATGCAGGAATAGGTGGTACTTCAAGAGTAGATTTTGACAGAGGAAAATTTGTTGGATTAAATTCAACTGGAACTGGATATCAAACCTTTAAATATCCAGATGCCAAAGTTAATATAGAAGTTGTCTATAATGGAAATGTAAATGGAACATTTATCACTACTCCCATAATTACTGGATCATTTATTGGTGCTTATCTATATGAGGAGGGCACAGATTATGGTTCAACAATAGTTAATAACATATCTAATCCAAAAGTTGATATATTAAATGGTAGATTAGGTGGTGTAAAACCAATAATTCAAAATGGTAAAATAATAGATGTACAAGTATTAGATCAGGGAATGGAATATAACTCCATTCCAGAGATAAAAATTATATCCTCTGGTGAGGGTGCAGGAGCGATTGTAAGACCTGTTGTAACCGATGGTAAGTTAACAGATGCAATTATAATTAGTAGTGGTATAGGGTACGATGAAGCGACCACTACCGCAGATGTTATATCAAGAGGGATAAACGGCACATTTAATTCTTCAATAAGAGGTTTGAAATTAAATGAGTATATCAGAGAGGGTCATTCAACATTAATACCAAGAAAAGATTTTTTAAGTTATAATGTTTTAAGTTGTGATGAAACATTATTACAAAATTTAGAAGATGATAATTTTGAATTAGTAAATAAAGTACCACAAAATCATTCTCCAATTATAGGTTGGGCATATGATGGTAATCCAATTTATGGTCCAACTGGATATTCTGATCCAAATAATATTAATTCAGAATTAAAACTTTTAAAATCTTCCTATGTAAAAGATACAAGTAAAGTTAAAAATAGACCTGTTGGATTTGATGGTGGTTTCTTTGTTAGTGATTTCACCTTTGATAATTCAGGTGATTTAGACATTCACAATGGAAGATTCTGTAAAACACCAGAATTTCCTAATGGAATATATGCTTACTTTACCACAGTTGAATTAGATAATAATGATAAAATTATTGGTGCATATCCTTACTTTATAGGAAGAACTTTTAGATCACCTTTGATTCAAGACAATTTAACATTAGATCATGAATTTGATTTTAATAATTCAAATTTAAAAAGAAATACTTACCCATATAATGTTGGAGAAAAATTTGCAGATAATGATTTCTTAATCGAATCAAATGAAAATGTTTTACAAACAGCAGAAGTATTATCAGTTACTAAGGGTGAAATTGATGATATTAAAATATTAAATCCTGGCATAAATTACAAAGTTGGTGATCTTACCTCCTTTAATGAAACAGGCACAAATGGTCAGGGTTTTAGGGCAGAAGTTAGTGAAATAATTGGTTTAGGAGTTTCCAGTATTGTAACTACATTAGATAGATTTGAGGATGTAGTATTTACAAGACTGAATCAAGATACAGTTATTGGTAATTACAAACCGTTTATCGAACTAAATGATCAAGATTTTGTATTTGTTTCTGGTTTAAGCACATCAATACAAAATTTAACAGATTCATTTAAAGTAGGTGTTACTACTTCTCGTGTTGCTTTGGCAAAAACCATGAGTGTCGTTGGATTAACTAGTGCTATTGAAGATGTTTTTGTTAACCAATTACCAAAAAATATTTCAATAGGTAGTAGTATTAGAGTTGGTTCTGGAAATGTCTTAGATGATGAAATTATAGAGGTATTAAATTTTTATGAAGATCGAAAAATAATTCGTGCGTTAAGACGTATTAATGGAATAGGGCATACATTTGGTTCAAATGTTGATTTACTAAACAACACAATTACTATTCCAGTGAAGACACAATCATTTAATTCACAAGTTAATGATATAGTATATTTCAACACACTTCAATCGATTGGAGTTGGTACAGATGGAGTTGGAATAAGTACTGATTATGTAATTGGCGAAACTATTAAAGAGGTTTCAATACCAAATCGACAAATATATCTACCAAATCATCCATTTAAAACTGGACAAAAAGTGGTATTTACAGTTCCACCTGTCCCTAATAGACAAATAGATGTGGCTACCACTGATGATCCTAATGATTCAGATAATAATTTTGCAATACCATATGGTACATTTGATACTGAAATAGAATTATTTGTTATTAAAAAGAGTGAAAATTATATTGGTCTTTCAACAGTTAGTGTTGGGGATAATAGTGAAGGATTATATTTTAATTCTAATGGTAGTTCTGTTGTAGGATTATCAACTTATCTTTACAATATATCGTCAAAATTTGAACAAGTAACTGGTACTGTTGAAAAAATTGTAAGCACTTTAACAACAAAAGTTGCAGCTGCTGAAACAACAACACATAATTTACAGAATGGTGATATTGTTAATATTAATGTTGTGCCCAACTTAACAGTTGGAATAGGAACAACAGTCCCTGTTGAAGTAAATTATAATTCTCAATTTGATAAATTATTAATTAATCCAATTAAATTTACAAGTTCTAATGTAGAGACAAATAGAATTGGTATTGAAACTCATGGGTTTGTTACTGGTGATAAGGTATTTTATGAAGGGAGTGCTGGTTTAGGAACGGGTTCTTACTTTGTAAATAAAATTAATAGCAAATATTTCCAATTAGCAGAGACACACAACGATTTATTTGCAAATCCAATAAAATTAATTGATATAGATCCTAATACAGGGGGAAATGAACAAACTATATCCCCAATAAACCCTCAAATTAAGGTCTATAAAAATTCAAAAATCAAGTTTGGATTATCAACAACAACTCTTGCTGGATTTGATTTCAAAATATTTTATCAAAATGGCAGTAATGAATTTTTAAGTTCTCAAGATTCATCAATATTTAATGTTGGTATAGCGGGTACTGTTGGTTTAGGAACAGATGAAAATGATATTGAAGGTGCCTTTTTAACATTACAACCAAGTGTTTCCACACCACCAATATTATACTATGGTCTTACTAAGGGTGGTTTCATTAGCACAGCAGATAATAATGTAAAAAATTATTCTGAAATTATTTTTGTTGATAGTATTTACAATGGTGAATATAAGATATCGGGAGTTACATCAGAGACATTTAATTTCTCACCAAAATTACCTGAATTTTTAGAATATAATGATACAGATTGTGAAAAAATTGAATACTCAACAAAATCAAAAAATGTAAAAGGTGGTATTAAAAAATTAAAAATTATTTCAAAAGGATATAATTACAAAAAACTACCTGAATTTAACAAGGTTTTATCAGAAGAGGGTTTAAACGCTAATCTAGTAATTGAGTCTAAAAATATAGGAAAAATTAATAAAACAAGAATATTAGATATAGGTTATGAATATTCATCTGACAAGACACTTCAACCAGAAGTTTTTGTACCCCAAGTTTTAAATATTGATAATTTAGACACTATTTCTGATATTGAAATTGTTAGTGGTGGTTCTGATTATACCACACCACCAGATTTACTTCTTGTAAATTCAATTACAAAAGAAATTATAGATGATTCTACATTGTTACCTTCATCTCCTAACCAAACAATTGCAGACGTTGAATTAATAGCACCTATTCATGGTTTAGATTCTGTACCACATGAAATATTTGCAATTAATAATTCAAACGGAATTGGTATCAACTCTATGTCTGTTGATTCACAAGGTTTAGTGGTTTGCTTTATGCAAACTCCATTCAGTGGATTTGTAGATCCCCAACCATTTAAAGTTGGTGATGAAATATTTGTTGAAGGTGTACAAAGAGTTGGTGAAGAAGGTTTAACTACTGTATTTGATCAACAACCACCAAGTGGTCAGATAGAAGGGGATGGATTTAATTCATCTGATTATAATTTTACATTCTTTAAAGTCGAGGAGTATACACCTGGTGCTCAAACAATCGTAAAATATAGTGTTGCAGGGGTAACTACAAATCCAGGAATTGCTAAGTCATTCCAATCTGGATTTGCAACTATAATTAATAAAGAAAAATATCCAGACCTAAGACCAGTTCAGAGCAGAGGTGCTTTTCAATTAAATGAAAAAATACTTTTAAATAATGAAAATTCAGGTTTATCAATCGTTGAATCCAGAGATGATTATATAAAATTAGATGGATTGCAAGTAATTAAAAAAGGTGATAGAATTACAGGCAAAACAACAGGTGTTTCAGCTGAGGTAGTTGATCTTAAATCAGATCAAGGTTTCTTCTCTATCGATTATTCAAATCATCAAGAATATGGTTGGATTGACAACGTTGGTAAATTAAATGATGATATACAGGTAACACCGAATAATGATTATTATCAAAATTTATCATATTCAATTAAAAGTCCTATAACTTGGGATAAATTTTCTAATAGTGTTAACAGTATTCTTCATCCCGCTGGATTAAAAAACTTTGCAGATACATTTATCCAAAGTCAAGTTAAGGTTGGGATAGCAGATACTCGTGAAACAATAAGAAATTTAACTTTAGATCTCGTAAGTGACGATAACCGAGTAGATGCAATTAATAATTTTGATTATACATTAGATTATGAAAGTCTAGAAAATAAAACAAAATCACTACTTTTTTCAAATAAAAAATTAACTAACTTCAATAAATGCATATCTAATCGAGTTTTGATGCATGATGACATCAGCAGTAAATTTTCAAGCGTTGGTTTTTCTGCAAATAATAGTATTATTGATGAGATAAATGGTAGATTTGTAAATTATCTTATTCAAGTAGTAGATCCAGATACATTTGATACTCAAGTAAGTGAAATAATTGTTTTAACCACTGAGGATGATGTTATATTACTTGAAAAAACAAGTGATACCGCTGGAATAGGGGAAAATAGTGTTGATAGTAATTTAAAACTAGGTGATTTTAAAACTGAACAGACAGATACTGAGATTGTAAATCTATTATTTGAACCTGTTGAGCAATTTACAAGAGATCACGATATTAAAATATTAAAAACCTTTTATGATGTTGATACATTAGGAACTACTACAAACGTAATTGGTAGCATCAAGTTAGTAAGTTCTAATGTAGATGCCAATTCAAATAGCACAACATCAATTTTTGAGTTTGATAAAGATGAATTCAATGGGTTACAAGCAAATATATTTGTACAAGATACGGTAACAAAAGAATATAATTATAATGAAATTTTACTTGATTTTGATGGTGTTAATACATCTTTATCACAAATTTATTCTGATGATGTAATAGGAATTTCTACAAATAAAGTTGGAATTATAACTTCTAAATTGGAAAATGGTTTAGTTAAATTACAAATTGAAAATGACAGAAATAATAATTTAAACACAAAATCAAGTATAGTTGGTTTAGGAACTACAACCGCTGGTATTGGAACTCATAGATTTTTAGCTCAGGGACAACCTGAAGGATCGGAAAGAAGTGCGAGACTTGAATCTACGTTTAATGAAGGGACTGGATTAATTCAATATGCTAATCTTAAATCAATAGATAGTTCAGTTAAATCATTAATTAAAGTATCTGCGGGACAAACTTCTGCAATACACCAAGTTACAGCGATTAGAGATGCTGATGATGTCTTAGTGGTTCAATATCCGTATGTTTCATTAGGTTCAACTTCAGGAATTGGTTCGTTTACCACTGCAATAGTTGGTGATAATATTAATTTATTATTCGACCCTGATCCAGAGTTTACAGATGAAGTTAAAGTTCAAGCATATAATCAAGTATTCTACACAGAACAAGATTTTAGTAACAGTCCATTATCTTTAAGTTATGGTAATGTAACTCAAAGTCTATTACTATCTGCATTTGATGGTTTAGAAGGTAAAAGAGCTGATAAAACAGAATTTGAATTAAAATATAAAGGAACACCAATTTATACTAAAACTTTTGATCCTGATGGTGTTGGATTAGAAAAATCAACAGGTATATTTACAATACCAAATAATTTCTTCAATACAAATGAGGAACTAGAATATACGCCTGGTTCATCTTTTGTGGGTGTTGCTGCCACACCAGTTTCTATTGGTTCAACTGTAAATAATGTTGGTCTAACAACAGATATCTTACCCTCAACTGTTTTTGTAAAAGTTTTAAGTGATCTTAACAAGTTCCAATTATTCCCAACAAAAGAGGATATAACATCTGGTGTTGCGATAACCTTTACTGGTGTAGGTTCTGGTAATCGTCATAAGTTGAATATGACTAAAAAGTTATCTAAGACGATAATTGGATTAGATGGTGTTGTACAGCAACCAATTACGTTTACATCCTTAACACATACATTAAGTATTAATATTGGTGCAGGTACATCACAATTCTCATTAAGTGGAATTGGTTCAATAGCCACATCTGATGTATTGAAAATTAATGAAGAATTTATGAAGATAAGAGAAGTTGGATTTTCAAGCACAGCTGATGGAAGTGGAAAAATAGACGATCAGAAAAATATATCAGAAGGTTTATCAACAGTTCCAACAGTTAGAGTTGAAAGAGGAGCATTAGGAATTGGTGCTACATCTCATGATGCTGGTGATATTGTCAGAATTCATAGAGGTTCATTTAATATTATTGATAGTAATGTTCATTTTATTAGTCCTCCCAAAGGAAATACACGGTCAAGAAAAACTGATACTGAAATACCTTTTGTAAAAGCAAACTTCAGTGGAAGAACATTTACAAGACAAGATTATACAACAAATATGTTATTTGATGATATATCTGATAATTTTACAGGACTCACAACAAACTATACTTTAAAAGTCGGAGGGGCAAATACATCTGCTGGTATTGAGGTAGGAAATGGTGTTGTATTCATTAATGGAGTATATCAAAGACCATTTACAGCAAGTGCTACCAACAACAATTATAGAATTACAGCAGACACCACCGCTGGAATATCATCAATAAGGTTTACAGGAATTACTAAGGACGATGGTACATTCCTTGTTTCTCAACAGGACATCAATCAAAATCAAATACCAAGAGGTGGTCTTATTGTATCATTAGGTTCAACACCAGGATTAGGATATGCACCATTAGTAGGTGCAAAAGTAAAACCATTTACAAACACAAATGGTGAAATTATAAGTATTGTAGGTATTGGCACATCATCAGGAGTAAAGTTAGGTATTCAAACTGCTGTATATGATAACACATCAGGAATTATTACAGTAACGACAAATGATGTTCATGGATTTTCACTTAATCGTCCAAACACAGTTAAATTAAAAGATCTTGAATTTAGTTGTACATCAGAACATGCTGGTGTAACGACAACTATTTTCCAAGATCATGAGAGACCATTATTCTTGGTAGGTGTTACATCAGAAAGAAGTTTTGAAGTTCAAGCAGGACCAAGTACAATTGCTCATACTTATGAAGGTGGTGGTCATGCATTTGAATTCTTTGAAGATTTAACATTCGGATCAGGTTATCGAGGTGGAACCGTTGCCATAGGTGTTACTGATATTAATTTCTTACATAAATTTGTAAGTTCATCAAGTAATTCTATTAGTGTTGAAAATAGCAGTTCAACATTTACACCTACCGATGTGATATACGAATCATCAACTGGTGAATTGGTATTAATTATTCCAGAACATGGTTTAACTACAAGTAATAAAATAAAAATTGCAACTAATTCATTAGTGTTTACTTGTGATAAAGACAATCATTTTAGTAATCACCCATATCCTCGTGCAACAGATCCAGCAAATAATGTCTTTTTGACAATTACATCTGTCACTACTAATTCAATTACTGTTAATGTTGGTGCTGGTGGTGGAGGTGGTACTGGTGCCGAAGTAACAGCAACAGTGGGTGTAGGTGGATCACTTGCATTTACAATTGCAAATCCAGGTTCTGGGTATATAAATCCACAAATAATTGTACCTGAACCTGTATATGAAAATCTTGAAGTTGTGGGTATATCTAGATTAGGTGTTGGACCTACTGAGGAAACGGGTGCTAATTTATTATTAAATGTAGCTGTTAGTGGAGCAACAACCTCAGTTGGAATTGGTTCAACATTATTTACAATAAGTGAATTTGAAATAGCAAGAGAAGGGTATTCATTTAAAAAAGGAGATAAATTCAAACCTGTTGGTCTTGTAACTGCTGCTCATTTATCAGCACCAATACAAGAGTTTGAATTAGAAGTTTTAGAAATATTTAATGATAGATTTTCATCTTGGCAATTTGGTGAGATTGATGCAATTGATAATATAAAGTTTTTACAAGATGGCAAAAGGGTTAGATTCCCATTATTCTTTAATGGGGAATTGCTAAGTTTTGAAGTAGATAAAACACAAGATCGTTCTTCACTGATTGATTTAGATGCAGTATTACTCATATTTGTCAACGGTGTTTTACAAAAACCTGGTGAATCATATCAATTCTTTGGTGGAACAACATTTATATTCAAAGAACCTCCTCAAGGAGAGACAGGTGCAGGATTAAATGATAATGATCAGGTTGATATTTACTTCTATAAAGGTATAGATGGAACAGATGTTAAGATTCAAAATGTTCCAGAATCAATCGAAATTGGTGATAGTCTCCGTGTATTTAAGAGTAATAAATTACTTGGTATAACAACAACACAACAGAATGAGAGAATTGTAAAAGAAATTCTTAATACTGATTTAGTTGATACTGATATCTACACAGGTTTAGGAATCGATGAGATAAATGAAAAACCAGTTAGATGGACAAAACAAAAACGAGATTTACAGATTAATGGTACATTAGTTCCTAAATCAAGATCTATATTAGAACCTCAAATTTATCCTACATCTAAAATAATTGGTGATTTTACTACCACTTCTGGAATAGGAGTGCAAGAATCTAATAGTATTTTTGTTGATGATGCTCAATCATTCTTTATTGAGGAAAACAAATATGGTACTGGTGATAAATCTGTTGATGCATTAGTAACATCAGGTGAAATACATACTCCTGCAACTGCAATAGCAAACGTATCTGGGACTGGTACTATTTCCTCCTTAACTATAACAAACCCAGGTTCTGGATATGAAGGTGTAGTCAATGTGACAATAGCATCACCACCTTCAGGTATTGGTGTTGGTGTAGGAACAACAGCAACAGCAACGCTTACTGTTTCTAATGGTTCAGTTGCTTTTGACCAAATAACAGATGGAGGTCTTGGTTATGATTCTAGTAATCCACCTCAAGTGATTATTGAAAGTCCTCCGTTCAAGTATGAAAAAATTACAGGAATCGATAATTCCCAAGGATATATTGGAATTATAACAGGTATTACAAAAACAACTAGACCTGGTAATTTACCTGCATTGAAATTTACTTTCCATGCGGTAAGAAGAGCAGACGATGGAAGTTATGAAAATGCGAGTGATATTGACACACTTAAAAAAGGTTATCCTATATTAATTACAGAAACATCGGTTGGACAAGGATTAACATCTGTAAATCCTAATAATGCACATGTAGTTGGTATCGGAACAACATTCCTCGATAATGTTTATATTGTGAATGAAATTTCGTTTGATGGACTCAAAGGAATTTGTACTTGCCATGTACACTCAAATACTGGTAGTTGGATTAACAGTATTGATGAAGTAGGATACTATGAAACAAATTATATTGGAGAAACAATTTCACTTGGTAAATTAAGTTGGGGTAGATTATATGGTAATGATCCCAATAATTCTTCAATCTTATTAGAACGTTCATCTAATCCTATTTCAATTGGTGTGACTGGATTAACAGTAGATGCTGGTCTTTCTACATTCCCAACTATTCAAAGAAAAAGTTACGATGGTACTGGTGAAACAGGTCATCGAAATAGTGGTTCAATTAGGGCAGTTTTTTAATCTTGCTATCTCAAATATAAGTTGATGCAAAAACCACTATAAATAGAAGGAAAAGAAAGGATACTCAGTTACAGATGTCAGCTATTATTACTGATCAGTTCAGAATTTTAAATGCAAATAATTTTGTAGAATCGGTGCAGGATACAAATAATTCTTATTATGTATTTTTAGGATTACCTAATCCTTCTGGGGTAGATGGCACTGATATTGGAAAGACTTTTGGTAGAAATGAATTATGGGATACAAAGACACCAGCACCAACCGATAGTTTTTCATATAGGAGACATACGGGTGATACGATGATGTTTGGTAAAAAAGTATCATCTGCCAATATAAGAAGACTGATAAGGAGAGTAGAGTGGGTTGAAGGATCTAGATATGAAATTTATAGAGATGATTACAGTGCTGAAAATCAAAGTCCTATTACCCAAGCAAATAGATTATATGATGCAAATTATTATGTTGTAACCTCTGAGTTAAAAGTTTATATCTGTATTGATAATGGTTCTAATGGTGATAATCCTTTGGGTAATGTATCACAGGATGAACCTACTTTTGAAGGTACAGAACCATCAAAAGCAGGTAATAGTGGTGATGGTTATTTGTGGAAGTACTTATTTACAGTTCCTCCAAGTGATACTATAAAGTTTGATTCAACAGAATTTATCTCTGTTCCTAATAATTGGTCAACCAGCACCGATGCACAGATAAGAGCTATTCGTGAAAATGGTAATTCAGAGATTAATAATAATCAAATAAAACACATTTACATTGACAATGCAGGTCAGGGATACACTAATGGATCATTTGAGGTGAATATATTAGGTGATGGTACAGGTGGTAAAGCAAGGATTGATATTGATGGTGGAAAAATAATAAATGCTACTGTTAGTGCAGGAGGCAGAGGATATACATATGGTATTGTTGATTTAGAGGATTGCAATCAAAATTCCACTGTAAAGGCAAAGTTAATTCCTATAATTCCACCAAGAAGAGGTCATGGGGATGATATCTATACAGAATTAGGAACCGATAAAGTTCTTATTTACGCAAGATTTGATGATTCTACGAAAGATTTTCCTACTGATACTTCATTTGGTCAGGTAGGTATAGTTAAGAATCCTACTAAAATTGATAGTGATGTTGTTTATACAGATAATACTTTTTCATCATTACAAGCGATTAAAATAGAAAGTTTACTTGATCCTAACACTGGACAACCAACGGGAACACCAAAAGTTGGTGAGGAAATAAATCAGGAACTTACAATTCCACCTAATAATCAAAAAATTGCAAAAGGTTATGTAAGTTCTTATGATGAAACAACTGGGGTTCTTAAATACTTCAGAGATCGATCATTGCATTTTAATGGTGTTACCTTCGATCACACTGATTATGTTGGCGTGGGTACAGGAGGAAAAATTTTTGAATTTGAGACTGGATCAACTGTAAACTCTGTAAAAGGTTTAACATCTCAATTTTCTGGCACTATTCAAATTAATTTTTCAGGTATTACAACTAACCCAACTGGTGCTAAATTAATTAATTTAGGAACTAGATTTCAAGGGGGGTTATCTGATTCAGAGATAAATAAAGGGTCGGGACAAATAATCTATTTGGATAATAGACCTGAAATCAATAGAAGTCTCCGTCAAAAAGAGGACATAAAAATCGTATTAGAGTTCTAAAATGCCACAAAAGACAAATTTAAATATAAGTCCTTATTATGACGACTTTGATAAGGCGAAAAACTTTTACAAAATTCTTTTCAAACCTGGTAAACCAGTGCAAGCAAGAGAATTATCTGGGTTGCAGTCTATATTACAAAATCAAGTTGAAAATTTTGGAAAACATATTTTCAAAGAAGGTTCGATGGTCATACCTGGTAATATAGAATGTGATAAATCTTACTTTTCTTGTAAAATAAATCCCTCTCATCTTGGTATTGACGTTTCAATTTACTTAGATAGTTTAATTTCAAAGAATGCTGGTAAAGGTACAAGAGTTAGAGGTCAAAATTCAGGTATTGTAGGAACTATAAAAAATTATGTTCTCCCACCAAACGAAGGAGTAGAAGAACCAACAATATTTGTAAAATATAATACATCAGGCACAGAGAAAGAAAGTGTTGCATTTCCTGATGGAGAAATTTTAATACTTGAGGAAAGTTTAACTTATGGTAATACAACTATAAACATAGGTGAAACTATATTAACATTGTCTTTAGAAAATGCATCAGCAACTGGTTCAGGATTTGGTATTGGTGAAGGTGTATATTTTGCACGAGGTCATTTCATAGATGTTCCAGCATCTTTTATAATATTAGATCCATACAACCCCAAACCATCATACAGAGTTGGATTAGATATAATTGAAGAAGTAATAAATGCAAATGATGATTCCTCGTTATATGATAATGCAAAAGGTTTTACTAATTTTGCAGCACCAGGTGCTGATAGATTTAAAATCACTGCTAAATTAACTAAAAAGGCGTTAACTGATACAAATGATACTAGTTTTATAGAATTATACAGAATTAAAGAAGGAGAAGAGAAAAAAGTACAAGATACAACGGTATACTCTGAGATTAAAAAATATTTTGCAAAAAGAACATTTGATGAATCAGGTAACTATGCTATTGAACCATTCCGTGTAAACCTACAAAATTCACTGAATGATGAAATAAGATCAAATGGATTGTATACTGAAAACCAATTAACAGATGAAGGTAACAAACCCTCAGAAGATACCATGTGTGTTAAATTATCACCTGGTAAAGCTTATGTAAGAGGTTTTGATGTAACTTTACCTGGTACAACAGTATTAGATGTTCCTAAACCAAGAGATGTAAAAGACGTTAATAGTGCTTCAATACCCTTCCGCATGGGCAGTTTACTAAGAGTAAATAATGTATTTGGAACACCATTTATTAATTTAGGTGGAAACAATTTAAATATAGTTGATCTTTATAATGAAAGAAGAGGTTCTTCTACTACATCAGGGACTGGTATAAAAGTAGGTCAAGCAAGAGTATATTCATTTGGCGTGACCGATGCATCTTATAGTGGTGCATCTACACAATTTGATTTACATCTATATGATATTCAAACATATACAACTCTTAAAGTATCAAACATAGATACAACCCAAGTAAAGGGAACAAGAGTAAGAGGATTATCAAGTGGTGCAATAGGATATTTGGCAGAGAATCCTAATACAAGTGGTGTTGGTGAATTAAATGTATCTGGAACTACAGGTACGTTTATTGTTGGGGAAAAATTAATATACAATGAAAAAACAACTGATGCTAAATCAGCTATAATTAAAGTTAATGCGTATAATATATTTGATATTAAATCTGTTTATCAAGACGCTGATTCTATCACTGGTAGCAGTTTAGGTTCTGACTTTATAGCAGATTCAGTTCTTTATGATCGTATATTACCAGGTTTTGCAGTATCAGATCAATTATCAGTCACTGGTGGTGCTCAATTTAATACTGCTACTGTTGCAGGTCGTAATTTTGCAGGAAAAGTTGGAATTACAACAAATTCAATTATATCATATAATTCAAATGCATTTACAGATCCTGTTTTTAATCGTGTAACAGAGATAAGTCCTGATGGAAAAACACTAACATTGGACGATGTTCCTGATGTTGCTGATGTAAATGAGGGTAATATTATAACAACTGGTTCAACTTCAGGTGCTTTTAGAGTAAGAGTTCCATTAATACAAAATATTAGGGATGCAGGATTATTCACTAGATTACCTAGACAAAATATTTCTAATTTAAATTCATCTAATTCAAATTTAATAATTTCAACACAAGTATCTCAACCATTAAGCTCTGATGAATTAACTATTTCATCGACAGAGGTTTTAAAACCAAGTTCAGGTATTACAAGTGCATTCTTTGAACCATTTGATGCTGAAAAATATACAATAACATATACTGATGGTTCTGTTGAACCTTTAACATCTGATAAAGTTACTGTTGCAGATGATGGGGGTGAAATTACATTTACAGGATTAACACAAAATAGTGGTAATTGTTCTGTTAATGTAACACTTAAGAAATTAGGAGTTACCAGTAAATCCAAAAATTATGTAAGAAGTAAACAACTTGAAATTACAAGAACCGCTGGTATATCCACTAATGGTAATTTAACTCAAAGTAATACTTATGGATTAAGAATAGAGGATAAAGAAATTTCTCTTGACAATCCTGATGTATGCAAGGTGGTTGCAATATATGAATCAAAAACACTCTCTAAACCAGTTTTTGATAAATTAAAGTTTGTTTCAGGATTAAATTTAGATACAGCATCTATTATTGGTGAAAAAGTAATTGGTGAAGAAAGTAGAGCAATCGGACAAATTGTTGAAAGGAGTTCATCTGATATTGATTTTGTTTATCTGAATGCAAATAGATTTATTGTTGGTGAAAAAGTAACATTTAAAGAATCTTCAATCGCAGCTAATTTGCAGAGTATTGTTAATGGAAATTATGTAGATAGAACTGATAATTATCTTTTAAACAAGGGTCATACAAGGCAAATATCAGATTATTCTAGATTAGTAAGAAAAGATAAATCTGCAACACCTTCAAAACGATTGTTGGTTGTATTTGATCAATATCAAGTTCCAACAGGTAACAAAGGTGATTTATTCAGTGTAAATTCATTTACTTCTGATAGGTATACTAATGATATACCATTTATAGGATTTGAGAGAGCAACAGATATTTTAGATTTGAGACCAAGAGTCAAAGAATTTAGTACAACATCTCAATATCCTAATGCATCACCATTTGCATTTAGTAGTCGTGAATTTGAAGAAAGCAATCCTTTTGTTATTACACCAAATGAAAGTTCAATTATTGGATATAGTTTCTATCTTCCACGTATTGATAAACTTGTAATAAATGAGTTTGAACAAGTAAAATTAATTAAAGGTCAATCATCTGAAGTACCCGTTCCTCCCACAGAGGTTGGAAATGCAATGGAAATTGCTCAAATTACATTACCTCCTTACTTATATGATCCTATTAAAGAACCTACAATAAGGATGTTTGATAATCGTCGTTTTACGATGAGAGATATTGGTGCATTAGAGAAGAGAATTGAAAATTTAGAGGAGATGACTTCATTAAGTGCTCTTGAATTAGACACTAAATCACTTGAAGTAAAAGATTCTAACGGTTTAAATCGTTTTAAAACTGGGTTTGCAGTTAATAATTTTAAAAATAGAAGTTTTATAAACTTCAGTCCTGATGGAGGTTCTAGATGTGATGTTGATACTGTAAATAGAGAACTAATAAGTGCGGTTGATTTTTGGTCTATAAAGGCAGAACTTGCATTAAATCCTAATATTGATCTTGCCTCTGCCGATTTAAACTCAAATTTACAATTACTTGATACGAATTGTAGAAAAACTGGTGATTTAATTACTCTTGATTACAGTGAAGTTGATTGGATTGATCAACCACAGGCAACAAGGGTTGAAAATGTTAATCCATTTAACGTAATAACATTTGCAGGGGGAGTTGTTTTAGATCCTCCATCAGATAATTGGACAAGAACAATCTATGTTGATAACTTTAGAAATGAATCAACTGGTGCTAGGTGGGTAGAAACTGCGAATGTAATTTCAAATACAACAGAGACAGATAGAAATGTTGATGTTATTGATAGAGAAATAATTGCAGATCAGCATGACTTTGAAGGAAACCATAGAGAAAGAACAACAACAACGTCTATCACAACGACACAAAGAGTTGAAAGAAGTTTTACGAATACTCTTGAAGGACCAAGTAGAGAATTTGATTATGTAGAGAGTGTTAAAGTTGATAGTCAAGTTGATCCATTTATGAGATCAAGAAATGTTGCCTTTAATGTTAGTGGTCTAAAACCAGCAACAAGACATTTCCATTATCTTGATAGTGCTTCACCAGATATTGTTCCTAAATTAAGTGAAATAGAGATGGTATCAGGTTCATTCACTATTTTTGAAAATGCAAGAATTGAACTTGTTTCTTTGGGTGATGATCCAGTGATAGGTTATGTAAGAATACAAAGACCAAATCATAAGTTTGGTGATACTACAAGACCTGATGTTGGAGCAGGATTAGGTTCACCCTCAGTTTTAGTTGAAGATTATTCAGTTGACCCATTTGACACAACAAGACCAGCACCATCAACAAGTTATTCTGCAACATCAAAATTATTGAATATTGATATCACTGCATTAGCAAATGATGAACAGTACTTTGGATATGCTATAAAAGGTGCTTTGGTAATTGGAGAGACAAGTGGTGCTATCGCTAGAATCACAAATATTGATCTTATTTCTGATAATTGGGGTGACTTAATAGGAGCATTCTTCTTCAGAAATGCAAACGCTGTTCCTCAACCACCTACATTATTCAGATCTGGTACAAAAACATTCAAAGTAACAGCAGCTGCCGAAGGTACAATTCAATTACCTGGTGCCACAGCACTCGCTAGTGATGCCACAGGGGTATTCACTGGCACAGGAACTATATTGAGTCAAACAACAGATACTGTCGGTGTTAGAAACCCTCCTACACCTCCTCAGAGACCGAACGAGGTAACTGTATCTGTTAATGTAAACTCATCATCTGATACAGAGTTCTTTGAGGCACCTTATAGAGATCCATTGGCTCAATCATTTAGAGTTGATGAAACAGGAGCATTTTTAACATCCTTTGATTTATTCTTTGCTTCAAAAGATCCTAATACCAAAGTTTATATTGAACTCAGACATGTAGAATTAGGCACACCTACAAGATTCCTTGTTCAGGATTACGCACAAGTAGCATTAAATCCAAGTCAGGTAAACATATCTGATGATGCATCAGTTGCAACTACAATCAATTTCCCATCTCCTGTTTATTTGGAACCGAATCGAGAATATGCTATTGTAATATTATCACCAGCGTCTGATTTGTATGAAATGTGGGTAGCTAGAATGGGTGAAAAAACAGTTAAATCAACTGTATTGCCTGATGTTGAAGATGTAGTTGTTTCAAAACAATACATTGGTGGTAGTTTATTCAAATCTCAGAATGGTACAATTTGGACACCTAGTCAATACGAAGATTTATGCTTTAAGTTACGCAAGGCATCATTCGTAAGTTCTGGAACTGCAACATTCTATAATACACCAATTACTGCTGGTAATTTAAATACCCAGAAACTTCCTGATAATCCAATACGAACATTACCTAGAAAACTTAAAGTAAGTGTGACTGGTAGTGCATGTAATGATACTAATTTAGGAATTGGTCAAAAAATATCACAAGCAGACTCTTCTAATAATATTATTCCAGAAGATGCAACTGTGACAGGTATTATTGAAGGTCAAGGAGCACCTATTTCTACAAACGAAGTTATATCCAAGGGTTCTGGTTATATTGTTACTAGTAATCCACAATCCGATGTTCCTCTTAAATCTTTAACAGGTAGTGGTTCTGGTGCAAAGGCAACAATAACTACCGCTACGGTAGATGGTGTTGAGGGAGTAATAACGGTATTTAATATTACATCAAACGGATCTGGATATCAAGTTGGTGATGTTTTAACTATTGATAATGCTAATGATAATGATGTTAAAAGTGGTGCTGGATTTAGATGTTCTATCACAGCTATCAATACAACATTCGATTCTGTATTCTTAACTGATGTTCAAGGAGAACACTTCATAGCAAATCGTCAACTTGTAAAATATCTTACAGTTAATAATGTTCCAAATGTTAATCCAACTGTGTTAGGTGCTAATGCCACAGTAAATTCATCAAACTCATCAACAATTAATGGCGAACAACATACAGGTGATATAATAGAAGTTACTCAATATAATCATGCTCATCATGGTGCAAATAATAAAGTTGTTGTTAAAAATGTAAAACCTGATTCTGTAAAGGTACAGACAACATCAGCACTAAGTGCAGAAACAACATCTGTCGAAATTGCTGATGTAACACCATTTACTAATTTCAATGGTATTACTACATCGATTGGTTCTGCTTTGATTGGAAGTGAAATTGTATCATATACAGTTGGAACTGGTAAGTTGACGATTGTTAGAGGACAATTTGGTACAACACCAGTATCACATGATGTTGGATCAGATATTCAAACATACGAGGCAGGTGGAGTTTCTCTTGTTGGTATTAATACAACATTTGATACTACTAATACTGCTACATTTGATAACAATATTGATAATTATTTCTTAAAAGTTGATGTAGCAAACTTAGCACCTGAGAGAACTGGTGGTGCATTACTATGTTTTACAAATGAAAAAGCGATTGGTGGAAAGAACGTTCACATATCACAAAATCATCAGTTTAGTTCAATTTCACCACAATTCAATGTTATTACACCTGGCAAATCAACTAATGTTAATACGTTTGTGAGAACAATTAGTGGAACAAGTGCTGGTGGAAATGAAGTTTCATTCATAGATCAAGGTTTTAGTCCAACAACTTTAAATGAAACTACATTCTTCCCAAGTCCAAGATTAGTTGCCTCTGTTAAGAATGAAAGTGAGAGACTGCAAAATTTACCTAAAAATAAATCATTAACTCTAAATGTTGAAATGTCATCAAGTGATTCTAATTTATCTCCTGTATTAGATGTTAAGAATTCAATCTTTATCTTAGGTAGAAATAAAATTAATAATCCTATTGGTGAAGATAATTATGCAACTGATGAGAGAGTTAAATCCCAAAGAGATGACCCTCATGGTTCTGTATTTGTATCAAAACCAGTAATGTTGAAGAATCCTGCTAAATCATTAAAAGTTCTTGTTGCAGCAAGCAGAGAACCAGAAGCAGATTTCAGAGTATTCTATCGTTTATTCAGTTTTGATTCTAGTGAAGTATCACAAACTTATAGACCATTTCCTGGCTATAAAAACTTGACCGTTGATTCAACTGGTGATGGTATTGGTGATGAAGTTGTTGATAGTTCATTGAATGATGGTAGACCAGATGCATTCGTCGCACCAAATGGATTTGATGAATTTTCTGAATATCAGTTCACAGCTGATGATTTAGAGGAGTTCAATGGATTTGTTATTAAAATTGTCATGACTTCAACGAATGAATCGGTTCCTGTTCGTCTTAAAGATTTTAGAACAATTGCACTCGCATAATGAAGACATTTAATCAATTCAAACATGATATGAATGAAGGAGTAGCAGCACTTGCTATTCCTGTGGGTGCTGGTATTCTTAAAAAAATTGCAGCATCAAGTGCCATTAAAGCAATCGGTTCTGGTGCTCTTACTGGTGGTGCTCTAACTGGTGCTTATTTGGCATCTAAAAAAATCAATAAAGATAAAGGCGAAGAAGAAATCCAACAAAGAAAACAAGCAGAAGATGAAGAAGTTGGTAAAGCAATAGGCAAAAATCCTGGTGAAAAATTGCCACCAGTAAGAAAAAGAGATATTATTAAACGTGGATTTGAAAAATATAAAGAGGGTTTAAGAGTTGCTCAGAACCCAACAGTAGCAAAAAAATATAGAACTCCTGAAATGAAAGGTAAAAGTCCAGCAGACTATGTTAGAGAGTTGTTAAAGAAACAGGCAAGAGAGTATAAGAGAAAACAAATAAAAAATAAAAAGATTGATAGGGATTTGGGTAAGTAATGAGTAAAATGATACCAGTTGAAGGTCATAAAAACCTTTTTCGTGATAGAGATTCAGGAGCGATAATCAATCATGATTATAATGGTTATCAAAATTATCTCAATGATAAAAAAAGAGATAATATTAAAAAAGAAGAGTTTGATGCGATGAAAAAGGAGTTAAAAGAATTAAAATCTCTATTAAATGATCTTGCCTCAAAGATAACGTCAGAGTAAATATAAATACTTTTTAGATCTGAATATATTTTCTAGATGGCAGATATAAAAGTCAGAGTAGGACAAAAAAGTGCTACAAAAGTGATTTCATCACTTGCAGGTGCTCAAACCCTATCATTAGCAGAATTAAGTGATGTGAATATACCAGGAACCCTTCAAAACGGTATGGTTCTTGTTTTTAATGGTACAACAAATAAATTTGATGCGACTTTAGAATTAACGCCAGGTGCAGCACAGAATTTAGACATCAACGGAGGAAATTTCTGAAATGGCTAGTATAATTAGAATCAAACGATCATCAGGTACAGCCAAACCTGCTAGTTTGAACTGGGGTGAATTAGCATATGTTACGGGTGTCGGTCAGTTTGGTGGCAC